AAAGTGCGATTGGCGATTTTTTAAATCGCGATGACCTAACGGCTGTGATCCCGACATTTATCACCTTAGCCGAGGCCGATTTTAATCGTCGCATCCGGCACTATGAAATGGAAAAACGCGCCAGCGCCGAGATTGATACACAGTACAGCGCCAAGCCTGCCGATTGGCTTGAGACCATCAGATTTCAGGTTATGGGAGATGGCACCTATCCAATCGAATTAGCGTCGAATGCCCAACTGATGGAGATGCGCCGGAACGTCAATGACGTTGCCGGGCGCCCCGCTTACTACGCATTTGTTGACGGCCAATTTGAGGTCTTTCCAACGCCTGACACGGCGTACACGTCCGAATTAATTTACTACGCAAAAATAGACGCACTGAGCGACAGTACGGCCACCAATTGGTTGCTAGCAGGCAATCCAGACTTGTACCTGTACGGCGCTCTCACGCACTCTGCGCCCTATCTGGGCGATGATCAGCGGCTCCAGGTTTGGTCGGCCCTAGCAGAGAGAGCAATAAACGAAATTACCAACTCATCACATGCCGCTAAATACAACGGCACCGGGCTGCGCTTGCGCCACCGGGGAATGGCGCCAGCAAACAGGAGATCAGCATGAGCCTTAGTAATACATATGAAACTCACGTCTTAAATTACGTGTTCACTACGACATCATTAACCCGGCCCACGGCCTGGTATTTGGCATTGTTTACCAGCGATCCGACAGACGCCGGATCCGGCACTGAGATCTCAGGTAATGGCTACGCGCGCCAGACAGCGGCTTGGACCGTCAGCGGCAACCTGGCCACCAATTCTGGGGCCATCGAATATCCACCCTGTACGGGAAACGCTTGGGGTACTGTCACGCATGTTGGCGTATTCACGGCGGCAACAAGCGGCGATCTGATCGTTCACTCGGCTCTGACCGCCAGCAAGGCGGTCGCGGTTGGCGATGTCCTGCGCGTAAACGCTGGCGAAATCGACATAACATTGGACTGATAATATGGCCACAATAGTCACCAGATCCGGCAAAGGCAGCGCCCTTACCCACGACGAGGTCGATGCAAATTTCAACAATTTGAACACTGACAAAATCGAAACCAATGCTGAGGTGCGAGCCGCTGTTGAAGCAGCTACAAACAGCAATGTTTTTACGGACGCGGACCACACAAAATTAAACGAAATCGAAGCCAGCGCAACCGCTGACCAGACTGATGCTGAAATACGTGCGGCAGTTGAAGCAGCTACAAACAGCAATGTTTTTACGGACGCGGACCACACTAAGCTAAACGCTATTGAAGCATCTGCTGATGTGACTGATACCGCTAATGTTGGCTCGGCTTTAACAAGTTTTGCGACTGGCACTGATGCTGCATCTTCTGATTTTATTCCCGTTTATGACGTGTCGGCTGGCGCGTGGGAAAAACAGACAATCGCTAACGCTGCGCTTCAAGGGCCACAAGGCCCCCAGGGTGCTACTGGCGCAGCGGGTTCAGATGGCTCAAATGGGTCTAATGGGTCTAATGGGTCTAATGGCTCACAAGGACCACAAGGACCACAAGGACCACAAGGGCCAACAGGTTCGACAGGCCCACAGGGGTCAACAGGTTCACAGGGGTCAACAGGTTCGACAGGCCCACAAGGCCCACGAGGCTACACAGGTTCTACAGGTTCCACAGGTGCCGCTGGAACCCCAAGCACAAGCATTAACACTGTTGGTTCATATGGTTTTTTTCGCACAGCTAGTGGAGGAACAGACCCTGGGGGAACGAGGGCTGGCAGCGGTATGTATTGGTCCGATTCAGAAGACAATTTTGACAGCTCCCCAACCCCAAGTGGAACATGGCGGTGTATGGGGCATCAGAACCGTAACGCTGCTAGTACGTCATTTGTGAGGATTTCATGATGGGCATTACAATTACACAAGTTCGTAACGCAAAATCACTTCAAGCGGATAACGCGCTTTTGGACGTTGAAATCAATCATCCAAACTATGGCTGGATACCGTACACTTTAAACCCCGCCGATACTGATACAACCATCGATAATGATGAGGTTTTGTCTCTAATTGGTACAGACTTCGCAGCCTATGTCGCTCCTACGCAAGCGGAGTTGGATGCAGAAGCGGCGGCTAATATTCGTCGGCAACGTGACAACATCTTAGCCACAGTCGTTGACCCTATCGTGTCTAACAACTTGCGCTGGGCTGACCTGACATCTGACAAACAAACAGAATGGTCGCAATATAGAAAAAACCTGTTGAACGTGCCGCAACAATCTGGATTTCCAAATTCCATTAATTGGCCGACTGAGCCTAACTGATGACCGATAAAGATCTCAACGCCCGTGTCAGCGTCCTCGAAGAGACCACCAGGCTGCAATTTAAAGAACTATTTTTGCGACTTAAACGCATCGAAATGATTATGTTGGCAAGCGCGGCGGCCATTATCGGGTTGCTGTCATCCATCCTGGCTGGCCAGTGAGATGGTTGCCGAAATCCTTGCCGGGGTGGCGCTGGTAAAGGCCTCAATTTCGGCCATCCAGTCTACAATCCAAAGCTGTAAAGATATCAGCGAAATTGCGACTGACATAGATAATCTGTTTCAAGGGCAGCAAGATATTGCCAGGGACAAGCGCAAGGCGCAGGCCACCGGGCAATCGGCAACCCAAATCGTGATTGCCGAGGAAACCGCAAAAGAAGATTTAAAAATTGCCCAAGAATTAATTATCGCCAGATTTGGATATCACTCCTGGCAGCGGATTTTGCAGATCCAGCAAGACCAATTACTGGAGCAGAAGGCGCTGGCGGCCGCGCGGAAAAAGAAAAAAGCAGAAACCCAGCAAGTCGTGGAAGATGCCGCAACCGTAGGCATCAGCGTGTTTATCGGGGTCTTGGTTTTACTTATCATCGTCGCGGTGATCTTGGCAATTTGAGGAAAAACGATGTCAGAATATTGTGTAAATAGCTACTGGGTCGAAGGGTATGCGGTTGGCGATAAATTGATGCTGGCGGCGGCCCCGGCCATATCTACATCAGTCGCCAGCGAGGTTACTCGGATCAAAGTCGTGGCGGCGACCCCAGCGATCGCTGCCAGCGCGTCAGCGGCTGCACAGCGGGTGCTTGAGGCGCAAGTGAGCAAGGCGCTCACCATGACGGTAACGCCGTCCATTCAGCGCGTCCTGCAACCTGTGATCGATCAGATCGGCATAACAACAACGCCAACGGCCAATGTTATTAGGATTGCATATATTCGGGGGTCTGGGTCGGCTGAATCAAGTGCTACCGCCGCCGCCGCTTACACGTTGCCATGTGCTGCAACTACGGCGGCAACGTCTATAATGCAGTCAAGCGCGAGATATAAATGGGTCAATCAAGCAGAAATTTCAGAGAATTGGGTAACTCAAGCAGAGACCTCAGAAGATAATTGGGCGGTGATTTAAAATGGCTGATACGACAACGACAACTTTTAGCCTGGTAAAGCCAGAGGTCGGGGCATCTACTGATAGCTGGGGTCTAAAATGGAATAATAACCTAGACAGTATTGATAATCTGCTAAATGGCACGACAGCCATAACTCCCAATCTGACGGCTGGATCTTGGAAAATCTCAGGAACGGCAATCACCGCAACGGCTGCTCAAATCAACGTCCTCAGCGGCATTTCTGCGGGTCTCACGGCCGCCGAAATAAACGTGCTGGATGGGGTCACCGCCACGACTGCCGAAATAAACGTGTTGGATGGGGTCACCGCCACGACCTCGCAGATCAATTCATCTCCGCTGATTGGTACATTGCCCGTGATGGGCGCCTTGGCTCAGGGCAGTGTGGTTGTCGGGAACTCTAGTGCTGTGGCGTCTGCGGTCGCGATCGGAACTTCTGGCACTGTGCTGAAGTCGAACGGAACTACAGCAACGTGGGGCGATGATCGTGGGCTTCCCGCTGGCACTGTCATTCACACGGCGACTGCCTCTGCACCTGCAGGATTTTTGAAGGCGAATGGTGCCGCCGTTTCTCGCTCAACATACTCTGATTTGTTTAGCGCCATTGGAACGACATTTGGCGTGGGGAATGGGTCTTCCACATTTAACGTTCCCGACTTGCGTGGCGAGTTTCTGCGCGGCTGGGATGATGGTCGTGGGGCTGATGGTGGTCGTAGTTTTGGTTCTGCACAATCTGACCAGAACAAACTGCACGGCCACGAATATACAATTTGCAGCGATAATAATGGAGGATCGGGAACTGACGGCGGTTTCGTGACGAGAGACATTCAGACCTCTACCGTTGGTCCCGCCACCGGGTCGGCGTCTACATCGGCGGGGTCTCAGATTGGCGCTTCCGGTGGTGCCGAAGCACGGCCACGCAACATCGCCCTGCTTGCTTGTATTAAGTTCTAAGATGCCATATTTGCCAATCAAAATAGCGCCAGGATTTTACCGCAACGGCACTGACTTGGATGCCGCTGGGCGGTGGCGCGATGGCAGCTTGGTGCGTTGGGAAGATGGCAGCTTACGCCCGATTGGCGGCTGGCGCCAGCGCGTTGATAGCAATTTCACTGAGCCGCCGCGCGGCGCGCTGGCTTGGATCGACAATGGCGGCGATCAGCGCCTTGCTTTTGGATCGGCCAATAAATTATGGGCCGTCAATAAAACTGGAACGATTACCGATATTACGCCAACTAGCGTTACGACTGGAAACGTCCACGCTGAGGTCGAAACGGGCTACGGGTATAGCGCATACGGAACCGAAGCATATGGCACCGAGCGCGCTGATACTGGCAATTATTCCGAGGCAACAACCTGGTCGCTGGACAATTTTGGCGAGTTGTTGGTCGGCTGTGCAAGCACAGATGGCAAGTTGGTGTCGTGGGATTTAAACGGTTCAAACGATGCGGCAACAATCACCAACGCGCCAACAAATTGCAAGGCGCTGGTTGTGACCGAGGAACGGTTTGTTTTTGCCCTGGCGGCTGGTGGCAATCTGCGCAGGGTCGAATGGTGCGATCGTGAGACGTTGACCACTTGGACGCCATCCGCAACAAACGAGGCTGGTGGCATCGAATTGCAGACCGCTGGGCAGATCCAGTTGGGTATCAGAACGCGCGGCCAAACGCTGATCCTGACCACAAACGATGCCCACGCCGCGCAATACACTGGGCCGCCTTTCGTCTACAACATTAGTCGAGTTGGCACTGGGTGTGGCGTCATAAGCCGCAAGGCTGCCGCCAGCGTCGATAGTGGCGTATTCTGGATGGGCGATCGCGGATTTTTTCGCTATAACGGGTCGAGCGTTGAGCCAGTGCAGTGCGATGTTGCCGATTATGTTTTCTCAGATCTCAACCGAAATCAAAAATCTAAAATCTGGGCGGTATGCAACAACCAAAACAGAGAGGTCTGGTGGTTTTACCCGTCTGATAGCAGCAACGAAATTGATCGTTATGTGGCGTTTGATTATGCCGAGAACCACTGGCTGATTGGATCATTAAGCAGGACAACTGGAGTTGAAAGTGGCGTGTTCCGCAACCCGATCTGGACAGATACCACCGACATTTACGACCATGAGGTCACGCTGAATTACGATGGCGGCGAAGCGTTTGCCGAGAGCGCGCCGATTAGCCTGGCGCAAGGTGATCAGATTATGCGGGTGACCGAAATTGTGCCAGATGAATTGACCGCTGGCGATGTCACCGTGACGCTGAAGTCCAGGCTTTACCCGAATGCCGCTGAGACCTCGCACGGGCCGTTTACAATGGCCAACCCGACATCTGTGCGGATGCAGGGCCGCCAGGTCAGAATGCGCGTTGACGCGGCTCGTTTGGCCGATTGGAGAGTAGGCACGATGCGCCTCGGCGTGAGCGCGGGGTCAAAGCGATGAGACTGCCGATGCAATCGCCAGCGTATAGCGCCAGCGCCGAAAACGAGCGCAACCGGGTGATTGAACAGGCCGATTATCTCAACCACAAACGCAACAGCGATGTCGCGATTGGCGATGGTCGGTTGATCCTGACGGCGCCCAACGGCGGGAGGTATAATGTTACCGTATCCAACGCCGGAGCATTGGTGGTGACATCGCTATGAACAAGCCCATGACGCGAGATCTGGCCCACTGCAAAACATGGATCGAAAATGCTTTAAAGTATTCCGGCGGCACCCATGACTTTTGGGATATCGTTGATGGCGTTTACGATCAGCGCTTTCAACTGTGGTCAACTGGCAAAGGATGCCTTGTCACAGAAATTCATGTATTTCCAAAAAAGAAAGTCATCAACATTTTTCTGGGCGGCGGCGAACTGAGCCAATTGGCCGATATGCACGATGACGTGATCGCTTGGGCCAAGGAACAGGGCTGTTCTGGCGCATCAATATCTGGCCGCAAGGGCTGGGTCAGGGCATTTAAAAAATACGGCTGGCGGCCGTTGCATACGACGATAGTGAAGGAGTTTAAGACATGAGCGGCGGCAAAGGCGGGTCCACAAGTTCTACAACATCAATTCCAGATTGGCTGGAAGATGCGTCCAAGGCAAATTTGGAAAAGGCAAATGAGATCGCGCAGCTCGGCCCGATGCGAAATTACGGGCCGAGCGTGGCGGCGTTTAACCCGACACAGAATGCCGGGTTTCAAAACACGGCCGATCTGGCCAGCGCATTTGGAATGAACGCTCCGACTAACGCAGCGGCTGGGATGCCACAAGCGCAAGATTTCGGCGGCGGCGTGATGGGTCACAGCGCTGCGCCAATCGTCGATCAGCAATTGGCATCGCTGAAGCAGAACGCGCCTGATCAAGCAGCGGCATATAGCGATTTATTTATGGACCCTGGCGGCCCAGGGTTGTTTCCGGCCATCCAGGCTAATCAACGGAGGTTAGGCTGATGGCAAATGGTGGAGTAATGAGGACACATGACCTGCCTGGAATTCCAAGTAGGGAATTTTTGGCAGGTGATTTTGGGCCGCCGAGGACAGACAAATATGGAATACCAATAGGGGTTCAGCCGCTGCCATCTCCTGGGGTGCTGCCAACTTCTCAGGTGCTGCCAACTTCTCAGGTGCTGCCATCTTCTCAGCCGATGCCGCAGCCGATGCCGCAGCCGATGCAGCAGCCGATGCAGCAGCCGATGCAGCAACCGATGCAGCAGCCGATGCAGCAACCGATGCAGCAGGGGATGGTTGGCGGCAATGTTGGCCAAACTTCGGCAAACACGTACAACGCAGCCGTCAATGCCACTGGCACGGGGATGGGCTTCACGCCAAACACGGTCACGCCCAACACGGTGGCTGGCACCGACATGCAGCAGTATCAAAACCCGTTTCAGCAACAGGTGATTGATGCCAGCATGGCTGACATGAACCGGGCCAACCAGATGGCGCTCAACAATGTTGGCGCCCAAGCTGGATCCGCATTTGGTGGCGATCGCCATGCCATTGCAGAGGCCGAAACTAACCGCAATTTTGCCAACCAGGCAGCGCAGATGACGGCTGGGCTAAACCAGGCCGGATATCAGAATGCGCAACAAGCGGCGCAATTTGACATCGGCAACAATTACGCCGCGCAAAACCAAAACAACGCCAATAATTTTGCGGCAAATCAAAACCTGATGGGTGGCGCCAATCAACTCGCAAATTTAAGCCAGCAAGGTTTCGGCTACAACCAACAGATCAATGAAGGGCTGGCCAACACGGGCAATGCCCAGCAAAACTTGATGCAGCAAATTATTAACTCTGCGAACGGACAATTTGGCGATATTACTGGATATGGCCAGAATATGCTCACCCTGCCACTCGCAGCGGTGGGCGGCGCTCAAGTCCCAACGACACAAACCAATTCAAGACAACCAGGGCTGTTTGATTATCTGACACTGGGCGCAACGGCGATGGGTGGAAGAAGATGACGAGCGAATACTGGAGGCCAAATGGCTAGAGATATCATTCCTATCAGATCGGTTGTCAGGCCTGATTTTGATTTCATAAAGAAAGATATTTTTCGCGGCGAAAGCGGCGGCGATTATGATGCTTTATTTAATTACCAAAATCGGCCTGGCGGCTTGTTTGACGATATCAAAGTATCAGAGATGACCGTCGATCAGGCTTTAAATTTTGCGTCACCGCAATCTGGCTATGGCAACTACGTTAAAATGGCTAATCCAGAAAACGTTTATGCCACGCCGATGGGCGCATACCAGGTCGTTGGCAACACGCTAAAAATGGCGAAAAAAGGCCTTGGTCTAAGCGGCGATGAAACGATGACGCCAGCGCTGCAAGACCGCATCGGCAAATATATTTATGACGTGCAAGGCACTGACGCCTGGGCAGGATACCAAGGGCCACGGCATGGGCCAAAACCTAAAGGATATGAGGGCGCCTACATGATGGATCCAGACCCACAAAACAGCCAAAAAACGCAACCAGGCATAATGGGTTTGATCCAGGCTGGCGGCCGAGCCGTCAAAGAAGGCCTGCAAAACCCTGACCTGATGAACCGCCTGGCGCTGGGCTTCAACACGATGCGCCTGGAGCCGGACGCCAACCTGGCCGCTGCGCTCCGCGAAAGCATGGCCCGTCGAAGCGATATGGCGGCTACATCAGGCGCCGCCAACCGATCAGTCGATGTACTGCGCAAAATGACGGGTCCAGACGGGAAGCCAATTCCAGAAGCGCTTGAGGCGGCCAATGCCATTGAGGCCAACCCCGGCATGGCGATGCAAATACTAAACTCGTTTTACCAGATGCGCGCGTCTGGCAGATTAGCGCAGCAAACGTCCAGGTATCAATTGCCCGATGGCGTTGTCACGATCACCACTCTGAAGAATAATAAAACGGTCGTAAAACTAAACGGCCAAGAGGTGACAGACCCAGCCAAGATTTCAGAATTAGTCGGTCAAGCGCAAGAGTTCGAAATTGAACAAGAGGCGCGCATTGCTGGCGGCAAATCTTTTGCGACTTCAGAGGCTGAAAGAGCCGCTGAAGTTAAAGTTAGATACAGGAACGCTGTGCAATTAGAAGATCGAAGCATTAGTATTATTTCTAGAATGTTGGATGATCCGCAAGGCTTAATAGATGGGCTTGGGCCGCTGGTCAGCATGGTTACGTCATCATCTGAGGGATTTGGTGCATTGAGTGATGGGGCTAAAAACTTCATCACCAACCATGAGCAACTGATGGGAACAGTATTTACTGACGTATTTGAAGCACTAAAAGGCGGCGGCTCAATCACAGAGAATGAAACCAGACAAGCTAAACAAGCGGCCGCCCGTATGAACCGCGCGCTAAATCCATCTGATTATATTGATGCACTCAGGGAATACCGTTATCGCTTGGGCAGAGCGATTGAAGCATACCAAGGTGAAATGCTAGACCAAGAGCCTACCAGAACCAATACCGAATTAGATTTCAATATATTCCCAGAAGAACTTTAGGGGCAAAACAATGGCCGATATTACCATCCAGAGATTACGCGAAAAATACCCAAAGTACGACAATTGGTCGGACGAAAAGCTGGCCAAGCGCTTTACCGCAAAAACCGGGCAAACGGTGGATATGGGCGGCACCAGCGCCTCTAGCAAATCGGGCGGTGGATCGCCATCGCTGACACCAGACAGCCGCCCAAAGTGGACAGAAAACTTCTACGGCGCGGGTGAGATCGACACGGTCGGCGAGGACATCGGCGCGGCGATAGGATCTGGCATGGAGCGCGGCGCGGCCGCCGTGATTGGCTTGCCTGGCGCGTTCAGTAATACCGTCGAAATGGGCCTGGATAAATTTGGCCTGGGACTGCGTGATGAGGGCGATCGCGCCTTTGGCTTCCCAGAGGCGATGGAATACATGGACAACCTCACAGGCGATGCCGGGGTGGGTACTGGCTACAAGCCAGACACGCGCGCTGGGAAGTACGCTCAGACGGGCGCTGACTTCTTTGCTGGCGCTGTAATGCCTGGGGCTGCGTTCAAAAACCTGGGCAATACAGTGGCGGCGCCAGCGGTTGTCTCAGAGACGCTTGGGCAATTGACTGAGGGTACTAAGCTAGAACCGTATGCGCGTATGCTGGGCGGTCTGTTTGGCGGCCGTACAGCCGATATTTTAGAGAACGCCGTGGCTGGTGGTAAAGTTACACCAGAACACGCCAAGGCCGTTGATGCGCTCAGAAAGTACGGCGTGACGCCGACCGCCGGACAAGCGACAGATCACAACAGAATGTTATACGCCGAGGATGGATCCCGCCGGGGCCAGGCGCTCATGGCTGGGGCTGATGACAGTTTCACACAAGCCGCGTTAAATATGGCGGCTCCTCCGGCGCTCAAATCAAAGATCAACTTGCAGCCCGGTGACCATCCGACCGTTGCCATAACTAAAATTGCAGACGGGATCGGTGACGTGATGGACGGCCTGGCCGCGCGCAATAAGATCCCATTGAATGATACTATGGTTGATGGCCTGTCGGCGATCGCGGTCAGCTATAAACGCGCCGTAAGCCGTGGCGCCAAATCACCATTCTTTAAAGCACTGGCCGAAGATCTTAAAGCGCTGCCACCTGGTGCGTCACTCAAAGGCGATGCTTACCAGCAAATACGGTCACAGTTAAGCCAGATGACCAGGACAGATCCAATCACAAAGCAAGCGGCAATTGCTTCGATTAAATTGCTAGACGATGCGATGGAAGCGTCGATCAAGCGCACCGGGAATAAAACAGACCTGGCGCTATATAAACAGTCGCGCGAAGCGTACAGCAATTTGCTGGTGTTAGAGAAAGCTCTGGGACGCAGTGCCGATGACATGCCGACGATTACGCCATCAGGTCTAGCGATGGCATCCAGAGCCAAGGATCTGCGCGCCTACGTGCAGGGCCGCACCACTTTCGATGAACTATTTAGATCGGGTAAAACCGTACTGAAGAAACCGCGTGACAGCGGCACGGTTCAACGCTTTATGGCTCAGTTTGGCAATGCAGCCCCAGCAATGGCGGCGGCATCAACAACAGCGCTTATGGGCGGTGGGCCAGGGGCGGCAGCGGCGGCGGCCGGGCTGGGCATCGCAGCGGCGCCGTTTAGAAACAACG